GGCGGCAGCGCGGTGGGATCGATGCTAGGATCGCCGGTTACCGGCGGCGCCGTGGGTACATCCCTTGGCGCAGCAATATCCAGATGGCTCGGCTCTGGCGATTACGCCATTGGGTCAAACAGTGTGGTGCGAAGTTCACTCAAGGCCGCGTCTAGTATCCCTATGATGCACGCTGATGGTCAAAGCATCGTCGTGCGACACAAGGAGTACTTAGGCGAGGTATTGTCGTCTACCACCTTCCAGGTCCAGCAAAGTTTCCCCTTAAACCCGGGGATGAGCGTTACATTTCCATGGTTAGCAGGTATTGCAGTAAGGTTCCAGGAATACCGGATCAAGGGCATGGTGTTCCACTATGTTCCCACGTCAGGCTCGGCAGTCAGTTCCACGAACGCGGCACTGGGATCAGTCATGCTGCAAACCAGCTACCGTAGCACGGACAACGCTCCCGGAAGCAAGGTTGAACTGTTGAATGAATACTGTAGTAATGAGGCCGTGCCATCTGAGCCATTCGCACATCCGGTTGAATGTGATCCAAAGGAGAACCCGTTCAACGTCCAGTACGTGCGATCCGGTACAGTTGGCACTGGTGAGACTCAACTTATGTATGACTTAGGGCAGACGCACCTTGCCGTAACTGGTTGTCAAACCAACGGTAATGTCTTGGGAGACCTTTGGGTGACATATGAAGTGGAATTGAAGAAGCCCATTGTGGCCAGCAACGTCACATCCACAGTCGCCTCGTGCTCCAACTGGTTCGCGAACAACTTGTCTGTCAGTTCTATTTTTAGCACTGGCACGTTTGTTGCTCCCGGTTCCTTGTCGGCTAGCACGCTTAACAACACTATCACCTTTCCGAAAGGGGCGGCAGGCAGGTATCAGGTGTGGATCGCTTGTAACGGCGCTACGGCGACGATGCTTACTCCAACCATAACGACTACCAATGCCAAGTCCATTAAGCCCGTGGAGGGACAACCGTGGTTCATTTGGTCAGCCGGACTGTCATCCACAACTAACACGTGGCTGTTTGCCGTGGAGATCACCGATCCCGCGGTCAATCCCACAGTCACGCTGACATTCCCAGGTACAGCAGTTTGGACCGGGCCGACCAGCACTTACTTCACTATCACTGAAATCGCGTAGTAGGCATAGAAAACGTAAAAACCATAAAACTTAACAACGTAAAAAGTATAAAATGACGATTGCGTCCAAAATGAAAATATTGTTATTCAACGTTCGACACACATAGCCTATTGCAGTGGATGATTAAAAACGTAAAAACTACATAACCACAATGTAAAAACCATGCATATATACCCACTAGCAATTATATCGCGGTAGTAGCAGCCGAGGCAAGCACTAACAACATCGGACTTAACAAACCGATGGCCTGTGCTAGTAGTCGTCTCCGTCTGGGGCTCACACACACTCGAAAGAGGGGCGTAGTGTGTGAGTGACGCAACCTATA